GTCCCGTCATTGAGGCACTGGAGCGAGGAGCAATCTTGCTTCTTGACGAAATCGACCTCGCTAGCAACAAGATTCTGTGCCTACAATCCATCCTTGAAGGAAAGGGTGTCTTCCTGAAGAAAATTGGTCGTTGGGTAAAACCCGCTTCTGGTTTCAATGTGATTGCCACTGCAAATACTAAAGGTAAGGGTTCTGATGACGGTCGATTTATCGGCACTAATGTTCTCAATGAAGCATTCCTTGAGCGTTTCCCAGTCACTTTTGAACAATCCTATCCCAACCCTTCAACCGAACAGAAGATCCTGGAGGGAGTTGCTCTGGATCTTGGAGTGGAAGACCTAGAGTTCTGTAAGCGTCTTGTGGACTGGGCAGATATTATCCGTAAGACCTTCTACGATGGTGGTATTGAGGAAATCATCAGTACCCGTCGTCTGGTCCACATCATTCGTGCCTACAGCATCTTTGGCAACAAAGCAAAGGCAATCGATGTTTGCACCGCACGATTTGATGATGAAACCAAGACTGCTTTTATTGAACTTTATGATAAGGTAGATGTTGATTTCCAACTTCCTGTTGACGAACCTCAAGTAAACTGATAGAATATGGGGAGGTAAAACTATCTTCCCTCTTTATTATGTTTGAATCAGAAGACGGACGCAATTGCATTGAATACACAATGTCACTAAATTCAGATGACATGATTGAATTTACAAAAAAACCAGTGAGTATGACTGAACCTACTAATCATCTTTGGAAATATAACGAAGATAAAATCCTCAAAGATGTTGAGGATTATGTAACCAGCACCTATCACGGTCACTACTGTGGAGATGAAGAAGATTATGCTGATATCCAAACAATTGATCTGATGGCAGCAAAGAAACTTGCCGCTGGATTCTGTCAAGCAAATATCCTTAAGTACGGATCTCGTTACGGCGACAAAGATGGTCGTAATAAGCGTGACTTGATGAAAGTCATTCACTATGCTATGCTACTTCTTCACTTCGACCGACATTATTCTCGAACCAATAATGGTCTAACTGAATTCCGTTGATTATGAAAATCCAAGACAAAACTATGAAACTCTCTGATAAAACTCTGACTCTTCTGAAGAACTTCTCTTCCATTAATCAATCCATCCTGTTTAAGGAGGGAAATACACTTCGCACAATTTCTGTGATGAAGAACATTCTTGCAGAGGCAACAATTGAAGAAGAACTCCCCAAGAACTTTGGTATCTATGATTTGAACCAGTTCCTGAATGGTCTCAATCTTCATCAGAACGCAGAACTTGATTTCCAGAATGATGGTTATGTCGTTATCAAAGAAGGAAAGTCACGTTCTAAGTATTTCTTTGCCGACCCTAACGTAATCATTACTCCTCCTGACAAAGAAATCTCTCTTCCTTCCGAAGATGTTTGTTTCCTTCTTGATACCAAAGAACTTGATAAACTGCTTAAGGCTGCTGCTGTCTATCAACTTCCTGACCTGTCTGTGGTTGGTGAAGCAGGTGTGGTGAAACTCGTTGTTCGTGATAAGAAAAACGACACCTCCAATGATTTCTCTGTGGTTGTTGGTGAAACTGATGAAACATTCTCCTTCAACTTTAAGGTAGAGAACATCAAGATTCTTCCTGGAAATTATGAGGTGGTTATCTCACGTAAACTTCTGTCACGATTCAAGAATACTTCGTTCGATGTGACTTATCATATTGCTCTGGAGCCTGATTCTAGTTTCGGAAATGGTTGATGATGTTATTGTAGTTGATGATTTTCTTGACGAAATCTCATTTAAAAAAATAAAAGAATCACTACTACTCCAAGATTGGCATTTGATTCCTAACATAACTTCTGGATGTGATCAAGGAGATTCAAAAAAACATTATGGTTTTTATTCAATGATTGTTGATGAGGGAAGTCCTGATCAATATAGAAATACTCCATCTTCTTGGTTAATCTTTACTTTAAATGAAAAGATTAAATCTCAATTCAATTTCAATACTGTTGAAAGGTGTAGGATAGACATGACAACGTATCGTGGAGAAGATCAGATAACTTTTAAACGACATATTGACATGGAAGGATTTCATTATACATCAATTTATTATACAAATGAATGTAATGCTCCTACAATAATATATAATGAAAAATCAATGTCTTCTCCTGTAGATTTGAGTTTAAATTTAACTATAAAAGAAAAAGTATATCCCAAAGAAAATAGATTAGTAGTGTTTCCAGGAAATTATATTCACACAGGAATGTGTGCTACTGATGTTCCTTACAGGATTCTTATAAATTCAAATTTTACTTGATTTTTATATTGTGGAATTTCTTCTTTATTTGAGTCCTCAGGGACAACAACTTATTCGTGATCTGATTTCAGCAAAGTTTCATATTCATGAGAACGTGGGACTTTGCCAAAAACACCAAATTTTTGGATACACAAGTACTCCCAATAAATTTGTAGTTTGTACTAAAAACATTGTAAATAGTGGATTTGATCCCAATCATTATGTTGGAGAAACCGTCTATCATGAAGCTGTTCATGCGGCCCAAATGTGTAATGGAAATTCTCCATTTAGCAATTCTGCAAAGTCCTATCCATTACCCTGGAACAAAGAAGAAGACATTAAGAAATCTTTATCAGTTTCAAATGGGGGACAACAAAAGGAAAGGGAAGCTTATTTCTTTGAAGATAAACCAGATAAGGTTCGACAACTTGTAAAGAAGTATTGTTTTTGAAATGAATATCTTTGTTACTTCTCCTTGGCCTGCCGAAAGTGCAATTTGTCTTCCAGACAAACACATCGTCAAAATGCCACTAGAGTGTTGTCAGATGCTTGCCATCGTGGCATCTGAGAAATGGGGTCACGGATACGGAACCCTCCCTAAGTCCGATGGAACACCTTACAAGACCGATAAGGGAGCTTTCAGGAATCATCCCTGCACCAAGTGGGCACTGGAGAGCATCCATAATGCCTACTGGTTAATCAAGTGGGGATTGAACTTGTCTGATGAATACTCTCTGAGGTATAATAAAACTCACTCCTGTTATAACACCCTAGTGGATGCATACTATTTGTTTCCCAAAGGTAAGATTACAGAAGTGACTCCATTTGCTCGTGCTATGCCTGAGGAATGGAAGTATGACGACACTATTGATACATTTGAAGCATACAAAAGGTATATTGCATCCAAACCTTGGGTGTCTGAAAACTATCTCCGTATGCCACAACGCAAACCTGATTGGATTTGATTATTTTTTAAAAATGAATTTAATAGATAAAATAATTTTTTTTAAGGATGTATTTTCTCAGGAAGATCTTGAGAAAATAGATGAGTATATTATTAGTCCTAATTGGGGTTTTGGTCACTGGAGCAATGAAAATTTTCCAGACAAAATTTTCTGGAGTTTAAACTTATCTAATATACAATATTTCAATGATTATTTGTTTTCGATAATAACAAAGATTACTAATAGGAACTGGGAAATAGATAGAATCTATGCAAATGGACAAACATACGGGTTAGATGGAGCTTTTCATACTGACAGTGATCATGGATATACATTCTTATATTATTGGAATAAAGAATGGAATCTATCATGGGCAGGTAACACGATTTTTGTGGACGAAAATACAAATCAAATGGAAAGTATTTGTCCAAGACCAAATAGTGCTATACTATTTCCTGGGAATATTCTACATTATGGTCAATCTCCGTCAAGAGATTTCTATGGTCTTCGTGTGACTATTGCTTATAAACTTTACCCCAGATAAGATTTATTTTTTAATTATGACAAGTGAATTTCTTTTTGTGGAAAAATATCGTCCCCAAGTAATTGAGGATTGTATTCTTCCTGATGAAACTAAAAAAACATTTAAGGAGTTTGTAGAGAAAGGTGAGATTCCAAATCTCCTTCTTGCTGGACCTCCTGGTATTGGTAAAACTACCATTGCTAAAGCACTATGTAATGAATTGGGGGCAGATTATTATGTCATCAACGGATCCGACGAGGGACGTTTCCTGGATACTGTACGGAACCAAGCGAAAAACTTTGCTTCGACCGTCTCACTTACGGGATCTTCTAAACACAAAGTCATCATCATCGATGAGGCTGATAACACAGGGAACGACGTACAACTCCTACTACGGGCGAATATTGAGGCATTTTATATCAACTGCCGATTCATCTTCACCTGTAACTACAAGAACAAAATTATTGAACCTCTTCACTCCCGATGTGCCGTCATCGACTTCACCATCAAAGGGAAGCAAAGAGTTCAACTTGCAGGATCTTTCTTTCAACGACTTCAATCAATCCTGGATGCGGAAAAGATTGAGTATGATGAAAAAGTCGTTGCGGAACTCGTATCCAAGCATTTTCCCGATTTTCGACGTGTCTTAAACGAAATCCAGAGGTATTCTACTGGTGGTAAGATTGACTCTGGTATTCTTGCCTCATTCTCCGATGTTTCTCTAAATGATCTCATTAAAAGTCTCAAAGAAAAGAACTTTACCGAAGTTCGTAAATGGGTCGTTAATAATCTTGATAATGACTCTGGTGTATTACTCCGTCGTCTTTACGATGCTCTTCTTACATCCCTTGAAAACGGTAGTATTCCTTCTGCTGTTCTCATTATTGCTAAGTATCAGTACCAAATTGCCTTCGTGGCCGATCAAGAAATTAATCTTCTGGCAGCGTTGACTGAAATTATGTGTGAGTGTGAGTTTAAATAATGGAACTTAAAGATTGGTTAAACTCTATCAACTTCACAAAAGAAGATCTATCTGAGGATATTAAGGATTATCCTCCCTTTATTATCAATCGTTGTTTGTCTGGTCATATTGATTGTATTCTTTATGCAAATGAGATGAATATAAACTCTCATCTTGACAAAGATATGCAGTATTCGTTTTATCTAAATAGTCTTAGGAAACGGAAGAGATTTTCTCCCTGGCTCCGTAAAGATAAAGTCAAAGATTTAGAATGCGTTAAACAATACTATGGTTATAGTAATGATAAAGCATCTCAAGCTTTGAAGATTCTAAATAAAGAACAACTAGATTTTATTAAACAACGACTTGAAACTGGCGGAACGAAATGACTACTCAAACAATTGAACCACAAGTAAACTGGTCTCCCGATATGATGGTGGAGGTCGTTTTGAATGAACCTGATGATTTTTTGAAGGTACGTGAAACTTTGACTCGTATTGGAGTTGCTTCTAGAAAGGAGAAAAAACTCTATCAATCATGCCATATTCTGCATAAGCAGGGTAGATATTATGTTGTTCACTTTAAGGAATTGTTTGCTCTTGATGGTAAGCACGCAAACCTTACGGTAAATGATGTTCAACGTAGGAATCGTATTACTCGTCTTCTGTCGGATTGGGGACTGATTACGGTAGTAAAGGAAGATTCAATTTCCGATATTGCTCCTTTGAACCAGATTAAGGTTCTTGCATATAAGGATAAGGGTGATTGGATCTTGGAACAGAAGTACAATATTGGTAAGAAAGGAAAGGGTCAAGAAACCGAATGAGATTAAGAGGGTTGACACCCTCTTTTTTTATGTTAGAATAATAATAGTTAGTGTTCATAAAGTAAAACTCTTGTTAGTTTTCACGACTTAATACTCTGAAAAAAATTATGAAAAAATTTATTGTTTGTGATATTGGTAAAAATTTTACACACGTCTACAATCCAGAAACAAAAAACTATTACAAAATCGAACATTCCGATTTTATTAAATTAAATATTCCAGAACTTCAATCTGGGCATTCTATAGTTGTTGAAGATGCTCATTTGAGAACCCAAGAAGATAATAGTCTTGCTCAAGCATTCAAATTGGAACAACTCCAAGAAATTGGAAAACTTGCTGATAAGAATAATAATGAGATTCTTTCTTTTCCACAAAAAGTAACTCCTAAGACTAGAAAGATTACATCAATTTGTATCGGTTCGGAACTTTTGGATAAGACTGATGAAAATGATGTAAAATCAATAGCATTTTATCTTGAATGTTTTCCAAACATTTTTGATACATTGAAACCATTCAATCCAATTAGTCTAGAACAACACGAAAAAGAAAAGTCACATGTTTATGCAGATAGAAATTCTCTGACCGAAGATTCGAATGCTGCTAGAAATGAAAGATATGGAATTAAAAGTTCCTATGATGATGATGTAACAAGATGGATCAAGAAGTACATTTCCATTCTTGCATTTAGGTTGGACGATGAAACTAGAGAGTTTGCTGGTTTAGAATTAAACAGTAAAAGAAACGCTCTTAAACCTGCACTTCTTAACTATACCAGTGATAAACTTAAGTTTCTTTATGGTGTTGTCAATACAGTATTGGATCCTAAAACTGGAAATCCAAGGGTAAGATCTGATAATGGACTTCCTCCATATTGGAAGTATGCTAAAGAAGTTTATTTTGGAATTACTCCTTATCATATGCATGCTGGAGTGACTGCTTCCAACTATAAGTATCATAAACGTAAAGCAGGATCTTCTTGTAAACTTAGTATGAGTTTGGAATCTAAAAACGCAATCAAGAGTCTTGATGATGTTCGTAAGATTAAAGAAGAAATGAGTAGATCTGATAAAAAACTGCGTACTCTTTGGAGAGAAGTTAGAAAAATGATTGTTGAAGATGGTCTCCGTTAGTATTCACCTGATAATACTTTTATTAGTATTCAGGGTCTAATACTCAACCATCTTCAAATTTTATAGTTAGTATTCAGTGGTTAATTCTCTTGTCAGAATTCAGAAACTAATACTCAAATTAGTTGGTATTCAGAACGTAAAATTTTCATCAGTTTTCATATCGTAATATCCGAAATAAAAGATGAGGGTTTCCGACCCTCCTTTTTTATGCTTTCTTGTATAATTAGTAATGAACGCCGTAAGGGTTCACAAAACACAAACTCGCTTTCAAAGGAGCTACAATAATGACTAACCTCACAAGGTAT